TACTCAATGAACTTAAAAGATCTTTATGAACGGGTCAACCGTATGAAGGTTGAGACTCTCATGGAAGAACCCTGTTCTCTGTACGAACCTGGATGGGAAGATGTATCCAACAGCACAGATGACTGGGAAGACTTTTGGCAGAATGAAGATACAGAACTTAAGTAAAAATTGTAACATATTGATACAATCTTTCTAAATACATTATAACAAAGGAGTCTCTAATGTCTGATCGAGAAATGTCCGACCTCTCTATATCGAGGGCAGAATGTCCTAAGTGTGGGGCGGTATGGATAAACGGTCAACACTACTGGTCTGGTACAGGAACTAAGGGTAGTGACTTAGATCTCGCCGGGTTGGTGTGTAACAAACTCGGTAATCATCAATGTATCAATCCCAGGAGAGGAGATGACGGCGGCGATACATGGGAAAAGAGGATGGAAGATCTAGATAACTTTTCCGATGATCATAAAGATGACTGGTGGAATAAGGGGTGGAATAAATAGTTAAGAAACTATTTGTCATGGCACAAAAGAAGAAAGGTGGTAGTTTCATTGGGTTTGATTACGATTCGCCCAAACCAAGAGACTTTAAACTAAAACCGGATCAAATTTATCTCGGCAATCCTCTGCTAAAGAAGGCGGGTGTCGAGCAGCAATTTACTAAGGAACAGATTGATGAGTTTATTAAATGTAGGCAGGATCCTGTTTACTTTACTAAACGATATGTCCAGATTGTTAACGTAGACGAAGGTCTTGTTCCATTTAACATGTGGGACTTCCAGGAAGAACTAATTAGGAATTTCCACAAACATAGATTTAATATTGCTAAACTACCACGTCAGACTGGAAAGTCTACGACAGTGGTATCTTATTTGCTGCATTTTATTCTTTTCAACGACAGTGTTAACGTAGGTATTCTAGCAAACAAAGCATCCACATCGAGAGACTTGCTAGGTAGACTACAGACAGCATACGAGAACTTACCGAAGTGGCTACAGCAAGGTGTTCTTGTTTGGAACAAAGGTAACATTGAACTAGAGAATGGATCCAAGATTCTTGCTGCCTCAACCTCAGCATCTGCTGTTCGAGGTATGTCATTCAACATCATTTTCTTGGACGAATTTGCATTCGTTCCAAACCACGTTGCCGATGACTTCTTCTCTTCTGTATATCCTACTATCTCGTCTGGTAATACAACAAAGATTATTATTATCTCTACGCCTTATGGTATGAACCACTTCTATAAGATGTGGATGGATGCTCAGAATGGACGTAATGAATATGTGTGGTCCGAAGTTCACTGGACTCAGGTGCCGGGAAGAGATGAAAAATGGAAAGAGCAAACTATTAAGAACACTTCCGAGCGACAGTTTACACAGGAGTTTGAGTGTGAATTTTTAGGATCGGTTGACACTCTCATCTCAGCATCTAAATTAAAAACTCTTGTATTTGAAACACCTATTAGTAGCAATAAAAAAGGATTAGATATCTATGAAAAACCGGTCGAAAAAGCGGAGTATGTTATTACTGCTGATGTTAGTAGGGGCATCGGTGGAGATTACAGTGCATTTATTGTTTATGATATCACCACTGTCCCCTACAAAATTGTGGCAAAATATAGGAATAATGAAATCAAACCCATGTTGTTCCCCAACGTCATCAACGATGTAGCGAGGGCATATAATAATGCTTGGGTACTGTGTGAGGTCAACGATGTAGGCGACTCCGTGGCGTCTATCCTGAACTTTGACCTAGAGTATCCTAACGTCCTTATGTGCGCCATGAGAGGACGTGCTGGACAGATTGTAGGGCAAGGATTCTCCGGCAACAAAACACAGTTAGGTGTCAAGATGAGTATCACTGTTAAGAAGCAGGGATGTGCTAACCTTAAACAAATTATTGAGGATGATAAGTTACTCTTCCGTGATTACGAGATCATCAACGAACTGACTACATTCATCCAAAAGAAACAATCGTTTGAAGCGGATGACGGATTCCACGATGACCTTGTAATGTGTATGGTTATCTTTGCTTGGTTAGTTCAACAGGACTACTTCAAAGAACTTACGGACAATGATGTTCGTCAAAGAATCTATGATGACCAAAAGAATCAGATCGAACAAGACATGGCACCATTTGGTTTTATCACCACAGGTCTAGAAGGTGATGAAGGATTTGTTGCTGATGGTTCTATCTGGGAATATGGTCAGACTCAAGAAGAAATGTCTTATATGTGGGAATGGAGATAATGGAAGATGAAGGTTATATTTCAATAGAACTAAATATCGATGCTATACGTGTAATCCACACAGGACTTTCACAAGCAGTACAGAAATGGTCCGGTGGAGATCCTCAAGAACAAGAGGATCTTATTGCTATGAGAGATAATTTTTTTCGTTTAATATTAGAGAACCAGTTTAATGAATATTGAACAAACATTTGATCTAGAAGAGTTAATATTTCAACAGAGAAAATGTAGAGTCTGTGGGAAAACCAAAAGTCTAATGGATGATTTTTATCTCACCCGTAAAGATAGGGGAACGGTATCAGCTGCCTATTCATATGAATGTAAAGAGTGTACTAAAGAAAGGGTTAGGAAAAAGAATAAACCAGACATACCATATGACCCCGTGCCTAGAATTAAGGATGTATATCCAGACTGGTAATTCCCCAAGGATTCCCCAGTCAAAGAGTAGGAAATAATAAATATTTTCAGATTCAAATGGATACCCGAGGATTTACACATGGCAAGCCTAATCTCGCCTGGTATTTTATTAAGAGAACGTGACATTACAACGGCGACTATCGTAGGTGCTCAAGCACTTACAGGTGCCTTCTCCACCACTTTTGCTAAGGGTGAAGTAGGCGTTATCACAGAGATTGATTCACAGAGAGCACTACTAGATACATTCGGTCTTCCCGTAGAAGGAAATGCCGAGGACTGGTTGGTTGCTTCCGAATTCCTAAACTACGGTGGTAGACTCGCTGTAGTTAGAACAGATACAGCAGACATTCGTACTGCCGCTACAAATGATGTTAACCAAAATTATAAAATTAACACCCAGGCAGACTTCGTAGGTCAGACGATCTCCGAACTATTCCTTGCTAGAACTCCTGGTAAGTGGGGTAACTCCGCTCAGGTAATCGTTGCTGACCGTGGTGCTGATGTTTATGTAGAGTTTGCTTCTGCTCCTGCCGATGCTTCACAGAACCCACTTGCTGCTGGTGATCGTGTCACCTTCAGTAATGGATCTGGTGGATACGTTTTATCCTACGAAGCATCTGCTACCGAATGGAAAGCTGCTATCGTCCTCGACGCTGGCGCTACTGAACCTGCTGTTGGTGAATTCCTACAGGATGACAATGAAGATCCAATCGGTTCTATTACCAACGATGCTGTAGTAGAAGCAGGTAGAACTCCTGGTTCTTATCTCGGACTAACTGCTGACAGCGATACCAACGGCGCTACCTTCGATGTAGTTGTTGCTGCTGATACCAACGGTGAAGCTGCTACAGGTTCTGCTGGAGTTCCCACTGGTACTTCTTCTCTAACAAGTGTTACCGGAGGAACAGCTGTTCTTGCTGGTGGTGGTACTCTAACTTATAACACTGATGGCGGTGGTGCTTTCACATTCGTAAGTTTTGCTGGTGGTGCTGGTTACACTCCTGGTCAGGTTATCAACGTAACTGATGGCGATCTAGGTGGCGTTGGAACCCTTGCTGTTGCTATTACTGTTGATACAGTAGTCGAGTTTGGTGGTGCTGTTACTGTAGATGTAGCAGCTGCTGGAGATGGTTACTCCGATAACGACACTCTAACACTTCTTGGTGCTGCTACTGGTGGTGGTTCTGATATCACCGTTACCGTAACAACTACCGAGAATGACACAGAAATTACTGCTGTCTACGATTGGTGGACTAACACCAGCGTACCTGTTGGTACTGGTGGTCTAAGTATCGGTCTAAACGCTCTAGGTGTTCGCCCTGGTACTTCGGCATATGCTTCTGATAGAGGTATTCTCTATGATGAAGTTAGTGTTGCTGTTGTTGACGTTGACGGTAGAATTTCCGGTACAGTTAACAACGTTGTCCAGACATTCACATCGCTATCGAAACTAATCGATGGTCGTTCTGCTGAGAACGGTGCTGTTTACTACAAGGATATCATCAATGATGAGTCCCAGTATATCTACGCTGGACAAGATACTGTCGCTGCTGTTATTGATGCTGCTGTTGATAGTGACTACGTTGCTTGGGCTTCTGATTCTGTAGATCTACAGGACGCCCTTGCTGCTGGCGGAACAGCAGATAAATTTGCTGTTCTAGGTTTCTACACCAAGCAGCTTAAGTTCGGTGCTGATGACTATGACTACACTTCGGGTGAGATTGTAAATGGTTACGAAACGTTCAGGTCTGCTGACCAAACCGAACTAGATTTCATCCTCATGGGTGGATCTATGGCAGCTGAAGACGATACTAAGTTGAAGGCATCTACAATCGTAGGTATTGCCGATGCTAGAAAAGATTGTATCGCTTTCATCTCGCCACACAAAGGTAATCAAATCGGTACTGGTGGTGTTTCTCTTAACGCTGCTGCTCAGAAGGCGAGAACAATCGACTTCTTCCGTACATTACCTTCCACATCATATGCTGTATTCGATAGCGGATACAAGCAAGTTTATGACAGATTCAACGACAGAACTCGTTTCATTCCTTGTAACGGCGATGTTGCTGGTCTCTGTGTCTCTACCTCTCAGGCTCTTGCTGATTGGTATTCCCCTGCTGGTGTTGCCAGAGGAGCACTCAAGAATGCTATTAAACTAGCATACGTTCCTTCCCAGGCAGATAGAGACGATCTTTACACCAACAGAATCAACCCAATCACGATTCTTCCTGGTTCGGGTATTACTCTCTTCGGAGATAAAACTGCTTTAGCGTCCACAAGTGCTTTTGATAGAATCAACGTTCGTAGACTCTTCCTCAATCTTGAGAAGAGAGTTGAAAGACTTGCTTCTGGAGTCCTCTTCGAGCAGAACACTGTTCAAACAAGAAGCGGATTCGCTAGTGCTGTAAATTCCTACCTTGCCGAAGTTCAGGCAAGACAGGGTGTTACAGATTTCCTCGTTGTTTGTGATGAAACTAATAACACACCAGATGTTATTGATAGAAACGAATTTGTTGCTGAGGTCTTTGTCAAGGCAGCACGTTCTATTAACTTCGTAAGCGTTACCTTCACTGCTACTAAGACAGGCGTTGCCTTCTCGGAAGTAGTGGGTAGAGGCTGATCCTTAAACTAACCACAAACGTAAAAGAGGTTTAACGAAAAATGGCAACTAAAATTAGTAATTTCATTAATGATATCGCCCAAGGTGTAAAGCCAAATATGTTCTCGGTGGAAATTCCTTTCCCCGACCTTGGTGTTGGCACACCTGATATCAACACAAACTTACTCTGTAAGTCGGCAGCTCTACCTGCTGCCCAGTTAGGTGTTATTGAAGTTCCTTTCCGTGGTAGAACAATCAAGATCGCTGGTGATAGAACCTTCGATTCTTGGACTGCTACATTCTTCAACGACAAGGGTATGATTACCCGTGCCTACTTCGAGAAGTGGCTTGAGCAGATGAACACCCACGATGGTAACACTGCTCCACTATTCGTTCTCAACGAGAACGATGGTTATGCTAAGCGTATCAAGGTAACTCAGTTACAGAAAGATACCAGTGCTGACGGTACTCCACTAAGAACATACGAACTCTACTACGCTTTCCCAACTAGCGTATCTCAGATTGATCTAGCATATGATGCTAATGATCAGATTGAAGAGTTCTCTGTTGAGTTCCAATATGCCTGGTGGTCTGCTGAATCTGCTTCCGGTGGTGCTGCTGCTAATGGTCCTTCTATTACAGATTGATAAATAGTAGCGATACAGACAAGTTAAAATCATCATGAGTCAATTATTTGGTTATAAAATCAATAGGAAGGAGGGACCTAAGGGTCAATCCCCTGTCCCTCCTAACTCAGATGATACCGATCTAACCACTGTAGCAGGTGGTTATTTTGGTACATATGTAGATATGGAAGGGGGTAAGAATGAAGCCGGAGAATACGGTCTCATTCAAAGATACCGTAGCATGGTTTTACATCCAGAGTGTGACTCCGCTGTAGATGAAATTGTTAACGAGTTTGTTGTTAGTGATGCTAGCGACTCACCTGTTGAAATTGATCTAACTAATCTTGATATCAGTGATGCTATCAAGAATAAAATTAGAAAAGAATTTAATTACATCAAGCGTTTGTTAACTTTTGATAAGAACGCTCATCAGATTATTAGAAGTTGGTACGTAGATGGCAAGACATTCTACCACAAAGTTATCGATCTAGATAAACCAAATAAAGGTATTCAAGAACTTAGATATATTGATCCTCTCAAACTTAAGAAGATCCGCCACAAGATTGAGAAAAAAACTGATCAAAAGATTCAAGAACAAGGATCTGCTTTAGCGTATGACTGGGGAGACTACGTAGAGTATTACATTTACAACCCTAAAGGTTTTGCTAAACAGAGCACCGGATTCCAAGGTGCTATGGAGATGTCTAATAATCAAGGCATTAGAATCTCTGCTGAATCTATCGCTACATGTGATTCAGGTTTAAAAGATCTCAACAAAAAGATGACGTTGAGTTTCTTACACAAAGCAATCAAGTCTCTCAATCAACT